TGCTTAAATCTTAACAGATAGGGCAAAAATGTCCAGTAGCCAACGTGAAAAGTGCTGTTTGAAAGTGAAAAGATTGTCATATTCCGACAATTTTGACATAAACTGGATTTCCGAGGAGGCGTACCATGTCTGCACTTGATGACCTATCCGATGAGATTTCTGCGTACCCTAACGCCATTCGTGTCGCCCGAGCCAAGGCCGGCGTGAGCAACGATCAGTTGGCTGAACGCTCGGGCGTTCCGTATTCCACCGTGTGCAAAGTGCAATCCGGCCTGCAGAACATCACCCTGCCGCAGGCAGCTGCCATCTGCGCCGCTCTGGGCATATCGCTGGACGCGCTGATCGTCCTGCCGGACACGCGCCCCGCTGCGGCAAACACCCATGAAATGGAGCTGAAGCTCTCCGGCAAAGAAGGGGATGTCCGGGTGCTGGAGGCGGTCAACAAGATGCTTACATTGCAGCTCAGGCGACTCAGATCGTGCCTGTATGTCACCATGGTGCTCTGTGCCTTGCTGGCGATTGGCCTGATTACGTACATAGTTATCGACGCCCGCATACCGTATGCGGGCTTTATACGAACCACCGGCCTCAGCGGCGGAGCGTGGCTGTTCATCCTTTTGGTTGTCGCAGCAGCGGTCGTCATGGGCGGCCTCCTGCTGAGATTGTCAACAAAATATACTGATGAGAACACAGAAAGGGGCAAAACATGAAGAAGATTATTGCAACCATCTTGGCGGTCGTATTGGCGCTCTCAATGTGCGCCTGCGGTGCGGGCGGAGGAAATGCACCAGCTGTCGATGAACCCGCAGCGCCGCCGGACCTGACGGGTGAATGGAAGCAGATCAACAGCAATTCCGACGACGCATGGCAGGCCGCTATAATTACGGGGGACACTATTACGATCAATTGGGTTACTGATGGAGGGGACGTAAAAAGTCTGTACTGGGCGGGCACGTTCACCGCTCCCGCTACGGCAGACGAACCATATTCCTGGGCCTCTGCAAACGATAAGGAGCAAACAGGCAAAGCCCTTTTGGCAAGCGGGGATGACACCAAAACTTTCACCTACGCCGATGGGCAGTTAAGCTATGAAGCCTCCGCGCTGGGTACGACCATGACCATCAGATTGGAGAAGGTCGGTTAATAGCTGCTTAAGGCCGTGCCCAAGTCGGGCACGGCCTTTCTATGGGAGAGTGACGTATGATCTGCAAAAACAAAGGCTGCGCCCGCGAGATTGATGCCGACAGTGTCTATTGCAAGTGGTGCGGCACACGCCAGGTACGGGAGAGAAAGACGAAGGACGCCGCGCCCGCTGCCCGGCAGCTGCCCTCCGGCGCGTGGACGTGCCGCGTCCGCGTTGGTGGGCAGGACGTGTCCGTCACGCGACCCACGAAGGCAGAAGCGCAGGCCGAGGCTATGGCCGTCAAGCACGGCCTCAAAGCCCCGGACACGCCCCGCGTCACCATGACACTGGCGGAGGCCTATGCGGCGTACCTGAAATCTAGGGAGGGTGTCCTGTCCCCTTCCACCGTGGCGGGCTACAAGCGCCTTGAGCGGAACACCTTCCATCGGCTCATGCCGATGCAGCTCACCGCCATCACGTCCGAACTCATCCAGCGGGAGATCGCCGCCATGGTGCGGGAGAAGAAAAGCCCGAAGTATGTAGCCAACGCAGAGGGCCTGCTGTCCTCCGTCCTTAAGCAGGCCATGCCGGAGAAGCAGTTTAGCCTGCGTCTCCCGCCGAAGCGGAAGCCGAACCTACGTCAGCCGGACGACAAAGAGATTGGGGCGATCCTGACCGCCTTCCGCGGCAGCGCCGTTGAGCTGCCTGTACTCATGGCGTTGTGGATGGGGATGCGACTGTCAGAGATCCTCGGCGCACGCTACGAGGATATTGATGGCGGGAAGCTGCACATCTGCCGGGCGGTCGTCCTGGACGAGAACAACCAGCCCGCGGAGAAGGACAGCGCCAAGACCTATGCTGGAGATAGGTGGGTCAGCGTCCCCGGCTACATCGCCCAGCTCATCGCGGCCACCGGGCGCGACAGCGGGCCGCTGGTGACTTTCTCCGGGTCGGCTATTTATAAGCGGTTCGTCCGCACGCTGGATCAGGCGGGCATTCCCCGCTGCCGCTTTCACGATCTCCGGCACATTAACGCCGCCGTCATGGTGCGCCTGGGCGTGGACTCAAAGTATGCCCAGGAGCGAAACGGCTGGGCCTCCGATCGGATGTACAAGCAGGTCTACGCCTACGCCATGTCAGATCAAATGGCCGCGATCAACGAGAACATAGACGACTATTTTGGCAACAAAATGACAACAAAAAATCAAGAAAGCACGTAACCATGCGGTTTGTAGTCATTTCGCCCACGGGTTCGACTCCCCTCAGCTCCACCAAAGAAGAAAATCGCGCAACCGTGCGGGTTGCGCGATTTTCTTAGTTTTTACGCGGGTTTCCGGCGTTTTTACAATCCGCCTTGATGTTAAATCTGTCCGCCTTTTTGGACGTTTAGAGCGCCTAAAAAGACGCAAAGTGTCAACAAAATGACAACGGAGCTATGGCCATCATCCGCGATCCGGGCGAGTATACAGGCCCACCGCTTCTGCCAGCAGCAGGCGGAGGCAAGCCGCGCACTGGCGGTCGCCGCTCTCCCAGTTCTCCACTGTCCGGCGGGGGATACAGTAGCGGGCTGCAAAAGCGGCCTGGGATAGGCCGGTGTGAGCGCGGATGTCACGGATGGTCAAGTGGGCCGCGTCCCACAGCTGACCCAGCATCTCGATGCGGGCCGCTGGGCTTTCTGCCTCCGGGTCATCGCCCCAAACGGAGGACAGCGCCCATTCGGAGACGTAGGCGTCGCGGTCAGCGCGGTTCAGGGCGTCGAAAAACAGGAAATTAAATGTCTTGTCGGTCATGGTTAGCCTCCTTTAGTCGTCCTCGCACTCGATTATACCCTCAACCTCTGCGGTGCACACGTCAAAGCTGTTATCCTCGATCGTGCCGCAAAAATCGCAATCCGGGAACTCGCTGTTGGTGATCCACCACATCTCCAAAATGCGCTCAGGCGCTTCCGGGTCCGCCACCTGAGCGCAGTACTCTCGCGGGACGCACAGCCTGTCATCGTCCATGTAGCCCACGCAGATGCGCTCTCGCCCGGCGTTCTCCGCCAACACATAGGTCTTACCCTGATAGACGACGGACTTGCCCTTCGAGCCAGGCACAACGATAGTAACAGCCATAATCTGTCTCTCCCCTCACCGCGTTTCGTAGCCGACGAGCTCAAACTCGTCTTCGCTAATCTCTTTGTAGACGGGGTAGATGCGGATGCTGTCGGCATCAAAATATTCTCCGTTCCAGTACGTCTGCCCGTTCTCCTCAAACCACTCGCCGAGAGCGTTGAGGTTTTCCTGTGTCGGGTTGGCCTCGTAAGCCTTCTTGAGGTCGTTGTAGTCGTAGTAGGTGTTCATGTTCATAGGTTTGTCCTCCTAAATAAGTTCTTGATTTACGCCAACGCCGCCAGTGCGTCGTGCTGGGCGACGGCGGTCTCTACGCGCTCGGCGATTTCGCTCATGGTGGCCGGCTCACAGAAGTTCCCGACGTTGACACATTCGGGGCGGTCGCTCAGGTCGATCCAACTATTGTGACCGACAAACTCGTGGGTGGAGAGCTCCCCGGTAGCCCTGTCGTAGATCATCTGCACGGACATTTTGCCGTAGCGACCAGTCAGGCCCTTGGTCGCGGACGCTGCCTTTTTGAGGCCCTTGATGTTGATGGTAGTCATATTTTCCTCCCTGCCGCGGTAGCGGCGATCCATTTCTAACTTACAAGTAGATTATACCACTCATTGGGTGGTATGTCAAGAAGTTTTTACAAAAAAACAAAAAGAAAACGCACCCTTTCGGGTGCGTTCTTGGTGCGTTCAGTTTACTTTACTCCCGCAGCAGCTTCCGCCACGTGTTCTCACCCACGATGCCGTCTGCCGTCAGGCCGTTGGCGACTTGGAACGCCACCACCCTCCGATGCGTCGTTGCGCCGAAGTCGCCGTCCGCACCGTATGTGCCCAGATCGTAGCCTCGGCCCAGCAGCAGCTCCTGGAGCACGCGCACCTTGTCGCCCTTGCTGCCCTTGCTGAGCTGGGGAAACACCGCCGTAAAGCCGCCTGCGGCGCTCTCTGCGGGCTTGTCCGCCGCCACGCCCTCGGATACCTCCTTGAACGGGAAATGCGTCCCAGGGCAGCCCGTGGCGTTCACGTCGCTGTGCTTCTGCACCTTGGAGATACCGTACTTACCTTTCAGGTACTGCACCAGCTCCTGCCCGGCTTTGCGCTGGGCATAGCCCATCGTCTCCGTCATGAAGTTGCCCTCGAAGCATACGCCGATGCTGTCGTAGTTGTTATTCCCCGCGTGCGCGCCCACCGTGTCCTCCGGGCGGCCTCGATAGACGCTGCCGTCCTTCCGCACGAGGAAGTGGTAGCCGATGCCCACCCAGCCGTTGGCGAGATGCCATCTGTGGATCTGCTGGGCACTGCACTTGCTGGCGGCAGCGTGGTGCAGGATGATGCGGGCGGTGGAACGGCGCTTGCTCAGAGCGCCGTTCCACTTGTAAGACACCTCGTTAATTTTCATCGTCCGCCATGCCCTCCGTCTCCACCGGCACGCTGTCGCCGCGCTCCTCCGTGACACTCTTCAGCTTTTTGATCAGCGCCAACAGAAAGCTCGGAACAGGCACACCCAGCGCCGCTACGTTTTCCAGGATGGAGATCAGTTCGTTGATGATTAGCCACACCGCCGCAATGGTTGCCAGCATAAAGTCCACCTGAATATGTACGCCTACCTGGGCCATGCCGTACCGAATCAGATAATCCACGCCCATTGCCGCCAGCACGATCACCAGATAGCCCAACTTTTTCAGAATGCCCAGGATGCCGATGCGGGAGCACAGCTCCCCGGCATTCCAGGCCTTGGCCATCCCCGTGCCGTAATCCACCAGCATGGCTACCACCAGCATCGCCAGCGGGATCACCAGCTCCACCATGTAGCTGCTCAGTACACCCAGCGCGGCAGCTACCACCGCATACAAGGGGTTCAACGTTTCTTTCATTTGTTTTTCCTTTCCGGGCCTATGCCCTTTCTGTTGTCTATTTTCCGCTTTTCAGCAGCGCCGCGGCGCAGAAGCCGACACACGCGCCGATGATGATGTAGATGATTGTCATGGGTCATGCCTCCCCCACGATCTCCCGGTACTCCTCCTCCGTCAGCTTGCCCTTAATCACGGCGTTTCGTACCATCTCCGCCGTCCACAGGCCTTGCTCGTACCACTTCTTGATTTTCTCTTTCATGTTAGCCCTCCATCAGCGTATCGGTCATCATGGCCGTGTACGTCACCTGCGCCTCTACCCTGTCCATCTGACTTGGCTGGGGCTTGGGCAGCGCATCGCGGTCAGCGGCCAGCTCCGCCTCGCTCCGCAGCACACACGCCCCGCCCTCGTACTTATACCGGGGGATGCCCTGCATGGTGTACAGCCCGCCGTCGAGGTAGTGACTTTGGCACAGGTTGTACCTGTCCCCCGTGCCCTCGTCGATGTACGTCCACTTGCTCACGTCGTCGATGTTGCTCATGGTATAGCCACCCTCACAGCGGAGGATGCGGTTTCTCTCGTCCAGCAGGACGTAAACTCTGCTCTTTGGCATTTTTAATTCCATTTTGGCGCCTCCTTAAAAATCAGCGGAAAGCGTAAAGGTGACACCTTCGGGGTCGGCGCAGTACGAGTATGCTGCCTTCTGCACATTGCTTATTGTTGCATGGTTGACGCCCAGCCTCGCCATACAGCCATTTGCCTCTGCCGCCGTCATTATTTTTTCGCTGCTCCCCAGTGCTATCGGCTTACTTTGCGTCAACACGGGGTTATCGATACGCATTGCAACGGGGAGCGGTAACATGATGAACGCATACGATATATTTTCATACGCCATGTTGATGGTTTGATATTGAGAATAATGCACATGATAGTAATACCTCTGGCACTCCGCCAGCTGATCGCCGAACTTCGGGATCTCATTCAGCACCCACTCGCCGTATTCTTTGTGGGCGAGGGTCTGCTGAGAACCCAGCTCCAACTTGGCGGCGAGGATTTTTACGTTGTCGATGATTGTGTTAAATTCAACTTGCGTTAACGTGGTGGAAATTTTTTGTATATACATACCAATAAAGCTATTTGTGAAAAAGGTCTGAGCTTGACTCACAATGCCATTGTAGGTAAACGTCCCGGTGTACAAATTACCATCACTCATCAAAACAGACCCTGTCAGTTGCCTTCCGATGTATTTGTCAAAATCGTTGAAATATTGCCCGATATACGAGTTTGCCTTGACAATATTCAAGCCGTTGTCTATCGTGATGCCCTCGCCCACGTCAAGTTTCCACCGGTCAATCGTATACCCGACTATCGTGTAGCTCGTCTGCCCCCGCTGGTTCACGGGTTTGCCGAAGTACCAGTTGTCCAGCAGGATGGAGTTGCACGGAAACGCCTTGGTGGTGATGATCCTGCCGGTGATGGAGATGTTGTCTCCCGCTTCGTAGGGTGCAGGGGCGTTGATGTTATCACGTGCCTGCTGCTTCTGCGCGTCGGTAAGAGACTGAGAGGCGTTGTATTTAACCGCGCCCTCCACAGAGGTAGCCGCGTTGGCGGCGCTGGCCGCTGCCGCTGCTGCCGATGACGCAGCTGCTGCCTGCGCGTATTCCGCCGCGGCCTGAGCTGCCTCTGCCCCCTGCTGGGCCGTCTGTGCTCCCTGTTGAGCGGTCTGTGCGCCCTGTTGAGCGGCCTGTGCGCCCTGTTGAGCGGTCTGTGCGCCGGATTTCGCGCCCTCAGCAGCGGCCTGTGCATCTTCCGCCGCGTCCTGAGCTGCCTTTGCACCCTGCTGGGCTGTCTGCGCCGCAGTCTTTGCGTTTTCGGCGGCGGCCTGAGCAGCCTGAGCGCCCTGTTCGGCAGACTCAGCGCCGGACTGTGCTGTCTCAGCGGCAGACTGGGCAGCTTGAGCCGCGGTCTTCGCCAGTTCGGCCTTGGCGGCGGCTTCGATCGCCTTGCTGATGGTGGCGGCGATCAGGTTGAAATAGTCACTGGAAATGATCTGCGCGTCCGGGTATACGCTGGGCGCGACCTCCACCGCGAAGCGGAACGTGGCCAGCCGGTCTGCCGCCTTGCCTGAGCCCGTGCCGTAGATGTCGATCTCCGCCTGCACTACGCCCGCCACAGCCAGCATCTGCGTGGCCACCGGCGCGGTGACGGTGTTGCCGGAGGCGGTCACAGCCGTCCCGGCCTCTGTTGCGTCGTACAGGCCGCCCGTGCCGTCCGGCTTGCGGAAGCGAACCATGACAGCGGCGCTGGCCGGGACGTTATAGGGTGCAGCCCCGTCCCACAGCGTGGCTACGATGGTGCGAGAGTTGGCGTCGCCCTGAGGCATAAACAGCCTGGGCGGAATGCCGTCCGCGGAAAGGTTAAGCCTCACTTCTTGGTTGACGTTCATGGTCACCACTCCCCTTACTTCACCTGGTCTCGGCCCAGCACCAAAGTCATGGTGTAGAGCCTCTCGGATGCTGCGTAGTTGACATTGGCGTCCCGGATGACATTGTAACTGCCCTGCACCGGCACGGCGAAAGTGTCGTCGCCCTCGCCGTCCACGACCTCGACGGTGGCGAACGCGGGCGTGTCCACCAACGGCTTGACTGCCGGCACGGCGGACACCTCGCCCAGGCGGCCCGTCCAAACGGCGTTCAGCACGCCACGATTCAGGCCTTCGCCAAAGTGGGTGATCTCCACCGCCCGCTGCGTCTCTGTGCCCTTGTCAAAGATGATCTTCATGGTCGTCCTCCTTATCGATTGTTGTAGTAGATGATCGCGCCATTTAGCGCGTTTTTTAGCGATCCGACGCCGTTGTAATAGCTGGCCAGGATGCTGTCGCCGGCACTGCGCTCTCCGGGCGTCGCACCATGCCCCGGCTGAGACGCGATGGCCGCTCGGACGGCGTTGAACCCCGCCGCCGTGATCCTGCTGCCAGCCGCGACCGGCGAATAGGCAAACGATCCGCCGTTGCCCTCCGCCAGCTCCGCCAGCGTGGCCATAAGTCTGTTCCATCGAAATGCCGTCAAGTTGGACAGCGGCAGGCCCGCGGCGATGATGCTGCTGTCAGTGTTGCCGCTGCCGCCGTCCCAGTAGAACTGGTCTATGCCTCGTTTCCACTGCGCCGTGAAACGATTGATAGTGGGATAGTCTGCGTCCGTAGATGTGGCGCTTACCGGCGCGTTGCCGGTGTAGACTACGCCCGTAGCATCGCTCATCCAGCCGTTAAAGATATAGCCCGACCGGCTGGGCGTAGGCAATAGCGTCACGTTAAACATCGCGGTGGTGGAATTGGTTACAGTGATAGACTCGTCCTGTGCCGGGTAGTAGGTGTACGCGCTGCCGTCGGCAAATGTTCCGCCGTTGGCGTCCGCTCGGACGTTGAAGAATGTGTAAGTGGTGGGCGTAGGCGGCGCAGAGCTTTCCGCTGAGATGTAGATCGTGCGGTTCGCGCCGGTATAGGCCACCTTCCAGCTATAGTCGATGGTCACAACGCCATTGGCCGCCGTGCCGATCTGATTGCGGTCAGAGCCGTCGCTATGACTGTCCCAGTAAAACGTGCCGCTCCAGCCGGATGAGACTACCGCAAAGTTAAAGCCCAAGTCATAGGAATAGCTGAAGCTGTGCGTACTGGGGTCGGTGCGTTTGACGGTGTAACCGTTGCCAAAAGTCACCTCCGACACATAGGTCGTTTGGAATACAACGGTGAGCGTTGCTGACATAGCCGCACCTCCCCGTTACCCGAACACGGCGTTGCCGCCGGAGAGGATGGTGCTCCAAAGCGTCGTTGACCCGGCGTGCTTGATGCCGCTGGCGTTCAGCTCGTAGCCTTGGTCAATGTCCCCGTTGACCAGGATCGCCAAATAGCCGTTGCTGATGACGTGGTTCACGTAAAAGTTGCTTAGATATTTTGTCGGATCGCTCAGCCGGGCGGCGGGCATATAGCCGATCAGTTTAGCGCACTCCAGGTTCTCGATCTGTGCGTTGGTCACTGTCAAATTATCAATATTCGCCCCGTTCACATGGAGGTTGGTGGCGTCGATCTGCGATGCCACCAACTGCCCGGTGACGTTGGCCGCCTTGACCTGCAGGTTGTCTGCGTTGATCTGACTGGCCTGGAGCTGGCCGTCCACGTTGGCGGCGTTCACGTGCAAGCTGGAGGCGTCGATTTGGCTGGCCTGTAGCTGCCCGGTGACGTTGGCCGCCTTGACCTGGAGATCATCAGCGTCTATCTGCGCCGCCGTCAGCTTCCCGACGATGTTCGCCGCGTAGACGTCCAGTCCCTCCGCCGTCACGAACTTCCCTACGATCGAGCCGTCCTGCGTGATGGCCGTTTCGTAAGGGCCGTTGACGCCGTTGCTGGAGAAGCCCAGGCCGCCCAAATTCCAGCGCCACACGTTTTTCGCGTCCGCCGTTTCCGGCGCGTCCATGATAAGCAGCTCCGTAGCTTGTCCTGCATCGTTGCGCTTAAAGATCACGTAGCCGCCGTTCGTGCCGGTGATCCAGCCGGTGGCGTTCAGGATCGCTTTCTGCAGCGCTTCCGTGGTGGGCAGGGATCTGATGTCCTGGGCCTGTCCGGCGATGGTGTCTGCCACGCTGGAGCGGACGCTGCCCACCTCCACGCTGCTGTAGCGATCCCGCAGCACGTCAAACGTGGTCTTCACTACCTTCGCCGTGGCGGTGACGCCCATGGCCGCGAACACCACAGACACGGTGTCGCACAGTTCCACCTTCTCGCCGTCCAACTGAGCGAAAGACAGCGTGATGGACACTCGCGGCACGCCCACATTATTGTCGGCGATGTAGTACTCCGCCGCTGTCCGCAGCTGGTCGGCGGTAGGCGCGTCCTCAAACGCAGACGATAGGTCTACTGTCAGAATGCGGGTGAAGTCGAACGTTCCAGAAACGGGCACAGTCTTCTCCGGCAGCTCCACGGTGGTCTCCTCGCTCGTCCAGTATGGGTAGACTGCCGTATAGACCGCGGCACAGTTGGCGTCCTGCTCCAGGGACGTGAGATCCTTGCCGTAGCGGATGACTACGCCCCGGTCTGCGCCCCGGCGCGTCCACAGCCGCACCGTGAAGCGGTCAAACTCGTATTCGCCGCCGTAGATGTCCAGGATGCTGCCCTTCACGCCGCCCAGCAGAGAGCGGACGGACAGCGGGATGGCGCTGGACACGGCAGTTGCGCCGGGCCGGTCTGTCCAGTAGCCGAAGCCATTATCCGCCGGGATAGCGCCGGAGGCGATGGCGGCGAACACCGCCTGCACCCCCTGTGCAGAGAACGGCGGCATGACCACGCCGGACAGGTCGTAGCTGATGTGCTCGGCGTAGACCGTCACCAGCCCGCCCATGGGGCTCGTGATACGGTAGACGCGGAACGGTTGCGGGTCAGCCTCCGGGCGCGGTCGCGCCAAGATCAGACAGCGCTCCGCGATGTCGGCGTAGTGGATGCCGCTCACCGGGTACTGCATGGTCAGCTCGTAGCCGCCGTTGCGCTCCTCTGTCACCTGGCAAGACGCCGCATCGGACAGCACGCCCAGGCCGTTGCTGTCAAACGCCCGATCTTCGGGCGGATACAAGATCGGCCTCATAGCGTCCACCACCTGGGGATGACGCTTACGCCGGTGATGCTGCCCGTCCAGCTCACCGCCGTCTCCCCCGCTTCCAGCGCCGGGAACTCCGGCGCGGAGATGGTAGCATTGCGGTTGACACCGCCCGCGCCGTAGGCGTTCTGCGCTTCGCAGTCCAGGATCACATAGCCGTCCGGCAGACTCTTAATGGTGACAGTCCGGCCACCCACAGTCAGCGTGCCTGCGCCCGTGCCGGTGACGGTGATCAGCGGCAGCGCCGTGAATGCTGTGGGGTTCAGCAACGTCTCGCCCTGCGACAGCTCCACCGTCTGATCGCCGGCGCGGAGAAATCGCTGCGGCTGGCAGTTAAACTCGATGGTCGCTCGTCCGAACTTGTGCAGTACGCTCTCCACGTCCAGCGGCCCGGCGAAATACGCCCGCCGGTACGTCTCCACGTCGTAGTCGTCCTCCAGCTTCTGATAGCCCTTTGGGCCGCAGAGCCAGCTGGCCACCTCGCGCATGGCGCGAGGCAGGCGGATGCGCTCCGCGCTGACGTAGATATTGTAGGGCTGGACGTAGTTGTCAAATGCTTCCTGCGGAAAAATCAGATCGCCGTTGCGTCCGGGGACGGACTGCACGTCCATCTTCCGTCCGGCCAGCGTCACGGAGGGGTAGCGCTCCACGATGACGTGGACGTCATCGGAAGATCTTCCGGCCCAAAAAATCACGCAAACACCGCCTCCTTCCGCTCCACCGCGCTCTGCAATCGGTACATCACCACGTCGGCCAGGGCGTTCACATCCTGGCCCTCCGCGCCGTAGACGTTGATGACCACGCCGCCCATGTTGGTGGTCGTGCCGCCGCTGGGCAGCGGCAGCGTGGCCAGGGCGGACAGCTCCTTGCCCATGTCGCGCATGGCCCTGGGCATGGCCTGTTCCACGCCCAGGGTGATGCCGGGCGGGATAAATTTGCCGACTTCATCGGCAAAAACTTTTGAGGGAGAATGGATGCCCAAGAAGCCCTTGATCCACCCCAGGATGTCGCTCACCCAGCCGGAGAGCTTGTCGTAGAGCCACGTTGCCGCGTTCTTGATGCCGTTCCACAGCCCTTCCACCAGCTGCTGGCCGACCATGCCGATAGAGGCCAGCCCTTTGAGCAGTCCGGCAGCAATAGCAGATATGATTTCCGGCAGCCGGTAAACCAGGCGAGGGATCGCTTCGATGAGGCCCTGCGCCAGGCCACCTATGAGCTGTCCTGCAGCTATAATGACCTTGTCGATATTGGCCACCAGGCCGCTGGCCACCTCAATGACCGCGTCCACCGCCGCGGGGATCAATGCGGGCAGGTTCTCCCCGATGCCGGACGCCAGCGCGGCGATGATCTCAACACCGGCAGAGATGATCTGCGGCAGCAGGATTGTCAGCTGCTCCACCAGCATAGGTATTACAGCGGAGATAGCTTCCACCGCCGCCGGCAGAGCTTGCACGATGCCGGACACCAGCCCGCCGATGCCCTGCATCAGCGAGGGCAGCAGTGCCTCCATAGCCGGGCCGACATAGGGCGCGAGTCCGTTGACCAACTGGGTCAGGCCATCGGCAAAGCGGGGCAGCATGATCTGAAGGCGGGGGATGAGATTATCCGCGAATGCGCCTACGCTGTCCACCACATTCTGCACCAAGTCTCCCAGGTCGAGGTTTTCATTGCTCATGCCCGTGATGAGGTTGCTCCACGCCGACTTCATGGAGTTCGCACTGCCCTCAATGGTCGTCGCCGCCTCCTTGGCGGTCGTGCCGGTAATGCCCATCTCCGTCTGAACCACGTGGATCGCGTCCACAATGTCGGCGTAGCTGGAGATGTCATATTTGATGCCGGAGATCTTCTCCGCATCGGTCAGCAACCGCTGCATCTCTTCCTTCGTGCCGCCATAGCCCAGCTTCAGGTTGTCCAGCATGGTGTAGTTCGCCTTGGCGAAGCCCTGGTAGGCGTTCTGCACGCTCTGCGCGTCCGAACCCATCTTGTTGATATTGTCGGACATGTCAGTGATCGCCTGGTCTGCCTTTTCTGCCGCCGCTTTTGTGTCGCCGCCCAGGGATTGCAGCAGGGACGCGGAGAAGCTGGTCACAGTCTCCATGTACTCGTTGGCACTAAGCCCCGCGGTCTTGTAGGCATTGTTCGCGTACTGCTGCACCTGCGCGGAATTTTCCTTAAACAGCGTGTCAACACCGCCGATGAGCTGCTCCTGCTCGGCGAAGCTCTGGATGGACTGCTTCCCCAGGTCTACCAGCGCCGCGCCGACCTCCTTAATGGCGGAGGCCATAGCCTTGACGCCGGAGATGATCACATCGGACGCTAGGTTAGCCTTCAGAACATCCCCGAAGGACAGCGCTTTCTTCGCGCCGCCGTCCATCGCGTCATCCATGTCCCGCATTTCAGACGTGGTGTCCCGAAGCTCGTTTTGCATCTTGTTCAGTGATGCCTGCGCCTCGTTCAGAGCCTGCTGCCACTTCTGCGTGTGGCTGTCAGCCTCGCCGTATTTGGCGGCGGCTTTGCCGGTCTGCTCTGCCAGCAGCTTCACCCGCTCCCGCTGGGTGTCGATCTGTTTTGTCAGCACCGCCGCCGTCTTGGCGTTCTTCTCCTCCGCGGTGGTGGTGGAGGTAAACTGCGACGCTACCAGCTTCATTTGACTCTCCAGCGTCTTGGACTGCTGGATGATCTGATTGATCTGCCGGCGATACTCCGCTTCGCCGTCTACGCCGATCTTAGGGCCAATATTCACCGCCATAGCCTCACCTCACTCTCATAGCTTCGTCAAATGTCCAGTGTTTCGCTTTTTTGCGGGGATTTGCCCCGTGGTAAATAGCGAGGCAGGCGATCATGTCCAGCATTTCACCGTATCGCGTGCACATGATCTCCTGCCTCCTCATATTCAGCTTCCGCCCGTAAAACAGGAGCCACGCAAGGTTCAGCTGGACGCCTGATCCTCGCAGCCCTCTTTTTTTTCGGGCTCAACCTCCACCGTGGGCTTGCTGTCCTCCATCCAGGCGGTCAACGCTGCCTTCTGCAAGCGGGCAAACTCATCCACCCGCAGCGTCATGACCTCGTCCACCGTGAGAGGTCTAGGCTTGTAGCCGGGCACTTCGTAGGCTTGCGCCTGCTCGTAGCCCTCACTCAGAGCGGCGACGACCGCCGCCGTGTCCCTGGCCACTTTGCCGTACTGACCGGCCAGCACCTCGCCCAGGCGGCTGATGTCGCCGTCCGGGCACAGGTCGGAGATCTTGGCGGACGCGCCCACCGTGAAGCGGAAACCTACTTCTCTGCCGTGTACCTGCATGGCGGCCTCCTTACGCAGCGCCGCCCAGGAGCGCCTTCAGCACCGCCTCGGCAGCCTCCTCGGTGGCCTGATCCTCACCCACCAGCTTCCAGTCGTGGCGCGCCGTGTCATCACGCGAGAGCTTAGCCGTCAGTTCCTGGGTCTGCCAAGAGACAGTTTCCCCCTGAGTTTCAGCCTCTGTTGCCGGCTGCTGAAAGCGAGACTTGGTAAGTACCACCGGGGCATAGGTGACAACGCCGGCGCTTTGGTAGCGCACCAAGAATCCGACGCCCATATAGGGGATTTGCATTTCATCGCCGTAGTGCGTCACTTTTACCTGCTCGCCGTCCACTTCCAAAATGGTGGGCTCGGGTGTGCCCATAATAAACTGTTCGGCGGCGGCCAGCAGACCGTCCACTGTCAGGGTAGCGGTTCCACTGACAAATGCTTCTTCCGCAGTTTCAGCCGACACATTGTCGGCGAAGAAGGGATCGACATTGATGGTATCAATGGACAGGGACACTTTGACGCCCCGCGCCAGCAGCATCGCGCCACTGTAACTCACCACGCCGCCGGTGTTGTTATATTTGGCCACGTAGGGCTTGCTGAAGCCCGTACAGACCTTTCCCGCTGCGCTCATAGCAGCACCTCCTATTTCATGATTTTTTCGATCTCGCGGTTGCACGCCGCGTCCATTGCTGCTTCAGCGGCCTTCTTGCTGGCGCTCACCGCTTTGTCCACAAACCGAGTTTTCTTGCGGAAGGTCGTGCCGCTGTTGACGGCACGGGCGATCAGGGCGTTAGGCTGGCCCTGGGGATACTTTTCCGTCCGGGTCGCGTTGTACCCAGCGAAGCCCAGCTTGACGTTGACAAAGCCATCGTCGTCCTTCATCCGGCTGATGCCGAAGCCGTCCAGCAGTCCTTCCTTCTGCGGCAGCGTCACCGTGTCTACCAGCTCGCCCTGCGCCGCGTGGCCGCTGCCCACCGGCAGCGCCCGGATAGCGTCCTTGACTGCGTCGGCAACCACTGCCGCACCGGCGTAGACCGTTTTGCCGATCACGTCGTCCTTGGTGGCAGCTTGCAGCTTGTTCAGCTGCGTAATGTAGTTGTCGATGCCGCCGAACTGGAACGTAGCCATCAGGCGAACACCTCCCAGTCCCACTCGTAGTGCCAAAAGCCGGTCTCCTCCTCGAACTGACAGCTGTTCAGACTCCACACGATCTCCGCCGCGTCCAGGGCCGCTTCCAGCTCGTCCCGCCAGGGGTCAAACTCCTGCTTGGTGAACAGGTCGGTAGAGCCGGTGACAGCCTTCTCCGCGTGAACGCCGCCCGCCTCGAAGTCGTTTGCACCGTCCTCCTGCCACACCAGGTAGCGGTCGGATTGCAGCCGTCCTCCGTGGCTGACCGCGTCCGTCACAGCGAGATGCGCCGCGATGATCCGCTGCGCCCACAGCGGCGTTGCGTTTGTGCCCGACTCGGACACCGCTCGTCTCTTACCCATGAGACACCTCATACTTCTGCTTGATCTTTGTCAGCGTCAGATCCATGGACGCCGGGTAGACGTCCTCCGCCCGCTGCAACAGGTCGATGCCGTACTGCACGCCGTCCTCCGTAATGGCCACGCACTGGGGACTGACGCCGGGGCGGAGCTGCGTTCGGATCACTCGCTCCACCTGCACCTGCGCCTGCTTGCCAGCATAGTAGCGCTGTAGCCCAACCCGGCGCTCCTGATAGAACAGCGTCTCCAGCAGCGTCAGCGCTGGTCGGGGCTGATAGCCCGGCTGGGCCGCATCGGTGACGGTGTAGATCCGCACCACACCGTCCCGATAGGACTGCGTGATCTGCCGGTCGTCCGGCCTAAACGGTATATGCCGCATACTCTGACACCCGCCTCTCATGCTGCATAGCCAGCAGCCGGTTCAAGTAGTTCGCCTCGAACACGTCCAGCGCGTCGCTCAGACCGTATCGGACATATTCCTTCAGCAGCGTCAGCGGATCTCCGGGAGTGTCGTAGTCTCCCGCCGCGCCCAGTTTGCCGTCAATATAGGCCTCCCCGGAGGCGATGAGGTCGGACACCTTGGCGTCCGTAGCCTCATCGCTCCAGGTAATGCTGCACCACAGCTTGACGGCGCTCAAGAGCGCGGCACTCACCGCGCCCGCCACGTCAGGACTTGGTGACGGTGACGGTGTAGGTCTTGTTGGCCTCGCCGTCGGGGGCGGTCACCAGCACCTTCACGGTGTTGTTGCCGGTCTGCCAGGTAGCGGCAGTGCCGTTGTCGATCTCCACATCGTTCACCGTCACCTTCAGGGCCGCTGCCGCGTCAGAGGGCACAGCGGTGATGGTGTTGGTGGCGTTGGTGGTGGTCGCGGTGTAGCTGACGGTGTCCTTGGCAAAGGCGGGCGTCAGCGACAGAGAGCCAATGGACAGCGCGCTCAGCGTGGCGTCATTGGACGGGGTGGGTGCGGTCACCTGCGTCACCTTGTAGGTGGCGGGCTGGATGCCGGAGATGTCCAGCACCTGAAAGGCGTTGTTGTCCAGCGGCATGCCGTTGGCGTAGGCCTTGATCAGGTAGACGCGCTCGTCCTCCAGGAAGCGGTAGTGGTCGCTGTACTCGATGCGGCCCTCCGGGGACGTGCCCGCCATCGCCAGGTAGCGATAAGCGATGCCCATGATGGCCTTGCCGCGGGGCAGCGCCGCCGTCTGGATCACGTCCATGGGGTAGGGCATCACGTCGTTGCGATACGTACCGTCAGGAGACATCAGCGTGGTGGCGGGCATGACCTTCTGCAGGTAGTCCTGGGGGTTGACCAAGAAGATCACGTCCCGAACGCGGCGAGGCTTGCCGTTGGGATCAGCCGCCATGATGGACAGCAGATTGCCCACGGTGGCCGGGGACAGGTCAGTGACCTTGATAGCCGCTTTCTCCGGGTACGCGCCGCCGGTCACGACCACGTTGTCGCCCACCTGGCGGTTCATGCCGATGGGCTTTTTGTTGCCGTCGCCGGTGACGATACCGGCCTCCAGGCCGTTGCTGAGGGCCTCGTACAGGGTCTGCCGGACAAAGTTGTCCAGCCACTCAGGGCCGAGATCCAGCATGGCCTTGCACACCGGCAGGAACGCGGACAGCTTCAGCAGCGTAGCGGGGATCTTCTTGATGCCCGCGGTCAGCTCCTTGACGATGTCATCGCACAGGTCGCCCCAGGCGGCTTCCTCGTAGCCGTTGGTGTTGACCATGATCTCCACCGCGCCGCCGGTGGCCCGGAAGTTGATGCGGCTCAGCAGAGGATGCGCCGTCTGCAGCTCCTCAAACACGGAGTCGATCACCGTCTTGGGCAGCGCCAAATCCAGGCCGGTCACAGCCTGCTGAGGGTTGGTGGACTTCATGGCCTCGCCCAGCCGCTGATAATAGGCGCGCTCCTCAGCCGTCAGCTGATGCACGCCGCGCTGGGCCAGGATGCGGCCATCCAGCTCCTGCTGGAGGGACTGGATGCGCTGTTCATACTCCTCGCGCAAATCCAGGCCGATGCGCTGGTTCATCTCGTCCCAGGCCGCCAGGAAGGCCTGGGTGTCGCCGGAAGCTGCGGACTGCTGGAGCATCTGCCGCAGTTCCTCGCGGCTGCGAATGTCGTTATTGTTCATCATCGTTCTCCTTTCGCGCCTCAGGCAAACAAGCTGAGGACTTTGTTTTTCTCAGGGCTTCCTCCGCCCTGCGGGTCTACGTTAGGGGTCGCGCCCGGTGCAGGAGCTGCGGCCATGTCGCGCAGCTGCGCGGCCAGGGTCTTCTGATACTGGAGACGCTGCTCCATTCCGGCGTTGACCTTCTGCAAAATCGCCGCCGCGCCGCTCATGTCGGCATCCTCGTCCGCCAGCCGGTCGGCGAGGCCCAGCTCTACGCACCGCTCTGCGGTCAGCCACGTCTCCGCGTCCATCATCCGCACCAGTTCATCCTCCGGCAGCTTGTCGCCCGCCTTTTGCAGGTAAGCCTGACGGCCCGCGGTGTTGATCACGTCCAGGTCGTCCGCCGCCTTCCGCAGCTCCGCGGCGTTACCGCAAGCGAACATCCACGCATTGTGGATCATCATCAGCGTGTTCCGCGGCATGATCACCTCGTCGCCGGCCATGGCGATCACCGATGCAATGGAGCAGGCAAACCCATCCACGTGCACTACCTTTCGCGCCTGGTGGCGCTTGAGCTGGTTGTAGATGGCCGTGCCTTCAAACACGTCGCCGCCATAGCTGTTGATGTAGATGTCAATACGCTCCGCGTTCGGGTACTTAGCCAGCTCCTCCCGGAAATGCTGGGCGCTGTTCTCGCTTTGGACGTAACGCCATTTCTCCATGTCCAGCGTCATGCTCTCCACGTCGCCGTAGATGTAGATCTCCAGCCCGCCGCCGCTGGCGGCCTGCTTCAGCTCCCAAAGTCTGTCTTTCATCCGTTGCCTCCTTCCGCGCCGCCCAGGGCGGTGGTCTCCGTGCCCAGCGCGGCAATGTTTTTGGTCATGTAGTGCTCATCCGCCCAGGGTTCAGGGATGGTCGGCAGCCCCGCCGAGCGTAGGACATCGTTAATGGTGAACGCACCCGAACCCACCAGCTTCTCTACGTTCGCCGCGTTGGCGAACATATCAAAGTGCCGGATGGAGCTGGTATCCACCCGCAGGTAGTCGCCCGCCCGCATTCTGTCATAGCCGTAGCGCTTGCGGTTGATCTCCTCCTGGAGCTGGTCGCAGATGGGGTCGATGCAGCCGGTCAAGAAGCGCCCCTGGGCGTCTTCTGTCCCCTGGATGCTGCCGTCCACAAGCACGGCGGGGATTTGCAGGGCTTTTGCCGTAAAGCCAAGCACATCCTTCATCTGCGCCTGGATGTCTGCCAGCTCCACGTTGGCCTTACCGCCCTCGTTCGTATAGGCGTAGCCGTCGAACTCCGGCAGGATCGCGCCGTTGGAGTCCAGGAACGTCTTTACTTGCTGCTCGATCATGCGGGAGAAGTTCTCCGTGAAATCCTCCGCACCAGAGGCCAGCTGGCCCACATGAACCTTCCAGTGCTGGCCCTTGTCCCACTCATAGCGCTTCATGGCGGCGGTGATCAGGCGGCAGTAGGATGTATACAGGCCATCCAGCACCGGCTTGATGTTTACATGATTCAGCCGGAGATGGAGCACCTCGCGCTCCCGGAAAGTCTTTTCGTAGCTTACATCTCCCACCTGCACATCGGTGTACTCGTTCTGCTTGCTGGGGTAACAGCCGTTAAGCATATAGCTGTCGGCCACCACCAGGGCGTCATAGCCCTCCCGCTGCCGGGTGCTGATCACCAGCGATTCACCGTCCACCAGCAGCTTGGCCACCAGCTTGTGCAGGAACGCCGTGGAGTTCTGATTGACGTTCGGCTCAACGTTCCACAGGTAATGTTCGCGCTCCCGAATTTCTTTGCCCCCCCGGAAGGTACGGAACTCGCACCGCCCCACGGCATTGGCGATCATGTTCGCGCAAATCCAGAAGCTCATGTCCCGCAGCTGGAACTCCTGCGCCGCCGCCAGCAGCTCACGGCACGATACCTCCACCGTGGTGGGCGACCGGGCCTTCCCGCCGGAAAGCCAATCCCAAAATTTGATACCCATGCACACCTCCTATAGTCTGATCGCCCCGATGGGCGGCAGCTTGACCGGCTCACCCGATCCCAGCACTGGCTCTTCCGTCATAGATGCCGCCAGCGCCATGAAGGGGTCAGTCTTTCGACTTTTCGGCTCGATTTTCGCGTAGTAAAAATTCCCCGTGTTCGTACCGGCACGTTGGCCGCTGCGTACTCTCTTGGTATTGTTCACCGCCCAGCGCAGAGGCGGATTGTCGCCCCAAGTAAACAATTCCCGGTCAAAGCACTCCTGGATCACCGGGTCAACCTGCATGATGTCGCTGGGCCTGACCAGCTTCACGCGGGTCTTGTCCTTGGCGTCAAAGCCAATCGCCCGCATCGCGTCTCCAACAAGCGTCCAGCGGAAGTGATCCATAGCCAGCTTCACGATGTTGTAGCGCCGCCCCATCTCCAGCAGATAGCCCGCCAGGAGCTTTGGGTCGATGCTCACATCATCCACCACCGTCAGATGCCCCGCCTCGGCCCACGCCCGCCAGGGCGCGACCACCCGGTGCAGGGTCTTGCTCTGTAGGCATACCCACGAGTGGCTGATGTCAAACCGCTGCGCTCCGATGCGGAAGTGCAGGTTCACGCTGGCCCAGTCGCTGATCTCCGCGTAGTCGATGCCGGCCACGCAGGACTTCCCCCGCAGCTCCGGCAGCGGACGGTTGGTGGCCTGCACCTTGGCGTAGTCCGTTACGCTGATCTCCAGCTGTCCGGCGCGGATGCCCATCCGCTTCGTCAGGAAGTCCCCGTTCTGCTCCGGGTGCTCCAACCAATCCTTGTACTCGTCAGCCATCTCCTGCTGAAGGTGCGGCGAGTACGCCAGGGATGGGTTAGCCATATACCAGTTCTCCGGGTCGTGCACCTGCTCCCGGTTTTCCAGGCAGCAGATGAATGGCAGGAAGCCACCGTCGTCCTCACCCTCAAACAAGATCCTCCGGCCCTGCGCTAGGAAGTCGTCCAGCGGCCCGTCCGACACATCGCCGTTTGAAGTGAACATTCCGATGCGGGGCTGGGCCACCTTTCCCAGGCCGGTGACAAAGACCTTGTAGTTGTTGTAATTCTCGTAGGCGTGAACCTCGTTGAAGATCACCTTGCCGGAGCGCATACCGTCCCGGCCCTTGGGGTTGTTGGTGCGGCCCTTCATCACGCCCTTGTTCTTCAGGCCCTGCACCATCTCCTTGGTGTGGTAGTAGTGCTTACTGAGCTTCGCCTCCCACCTGGGGGACTCCAGCACGTCCGAGAGATCCTTCACCGGCGTCACCGCCTGCTCCTCGTTGTTGGCGCAAACGTCCACGTTGTAGCGCTTCACGGGGTTATAGGGCGACAGCGCACACGCAGCGTCAAACGCGATGAAGCCGTCCTTGCCCGCGCCGCGGCCCACCATACACAGCAGTTTCTTCCATCGGGGCTGACCGTCCGCCCTGTACGTGCAGTCCCACAGTGCCAGCAGAAACTCCTCCCAGGGGAATAGCCGGTCGTATGGGAAATACCTCAGCAGGCTCAGATACCGGCGCAGCTGCTCCGTGTCCACGCGGATGTCCTCTTCGGCAAACACGCGGCGGATCAGCGCCGCCAGCGCGTGCTGCTCCGGGCAAGCGCGAGGCGCGTCCGCCTCCACCAGCTCGATATACCGCAGCACCTCCGCCGGAATGTCACAGCTCATCGTCGTCATCCCGCTGGCCGGAAGCCAACGCATCTTCCTTGAAGCCCAGGGTGGAGAAAAGCGCCAGCATCTGCCGAGACACCTGGATCTCCAACGACACGCTGCGGTTCTCCATCAGCCGCCCCCGGTCGTCCGTGACGGTCAGGCCGCGCCGGGCAATGTCGTCCCGCAGCTCCTGCCGCCGCACCCAAAAGTCCATGTACTCCTGCACCTTGTCCCGGTACACGTCGCCGTCGAGATCCCTGTCGATCAGGTTCTGCAGCATCGACTGCCGGAGCTCCTTATAGGCGTCCGTCAGGCGGTAGTTCTTCCGCTTCTGCGGAGGCGCGTCATGACCCGCCCGCTGCGCTTCCAGATGCCGCGCCATGGACACATTCTTTTTCGCTGCGGCGACCTGGTCGCGACGCAGGACGATACGTCCCAGCATAGCCATCCTGTCAAACGCACTACGGAAGTCCTCGCCGTAGGTGTCCATGCACCAAGCGTTCAGAGCTGCCTCATCACAGCCAAACCAACCGCACACTTCCTCCACAGAGCACTGCATACCGCACAGGCTCTCAAATTGCGTTTGGTCAAATTCTCTAAACTGGGGCAACTTAAAGCATCTCCTTCCTTCAGCCAAGAGAAGCAATGATAGCTTTCTCCCGATCAGAGAGCTGCCACTTCTCCGCCGCCGGTTTCTCCGCCGCCGCTTTCTCCGCCGCCGCTTTCTCTGCCGCCGCTTTCTCCGAAATCAAGAAGCCACTGCCGAAGAGACTCTTGCCCTTCTCGCGCTGAGACTCCAAAGACCGCACAAACGACAGGTGGGTGCGGGGTACTCTGAAATCCACACCATGCGAGGAAAAGTATTGCACCATCGCACTGGTCAAGACGTTCGGCGGGTAGGAATACACCGGGAGAGCTTTTCGGACTGCTCTCAAGTTTTCGTCGTTTGCAGCCTCAAGGAGTCCTCGAAGATCAGGAGCGGTTTCCACCGCGAAGTCTCCCATGTTCGTCACGAAGGAGATACTGATATTCGCGCCGTTGTCAAACGTCACGCTTGCACCGCATCCGATATAATTTAGCTGGCCGCGCCCGAGACTAAAAAGCGTAAGACCTGGGGCGAACAAAAAGAATCGGACGTCATTTTGCACGTACCAGTCGCAAATTTCGGAAATGATCGAGAAGGGAGGGTTATCTATAACAACGCAATCCTCGTCATAAGTCACCGCCTTATAATCGCCACCCGGATAAAACGGGCGCAGCACCTCCGCGCCAGACAAGCCATAACGATCAACGGCCCAATCTTTAACCACCGCGTAGACATTCTTCGGCGTGTAGCAGTCGTCTGTCGTTTTCTTTGGCATGAATTTCTCAACAAAGGACTGGTA